GATCAACCGACATACTCTCCGCAAGACTGTCAACGTCCCAGATGCCAAGAGACAAGGCCAGCCGAAACAGGAATTGTCTGATCGGCTGGCGCTCTAGTTTTTTACTGTTTCCTCCACTGCATCGACGTTAATGCCATTGATTGCAAACCCCTTGTCAACAATCTTCTGAACAACATCAGTATCAAGTTCTCCAAGCCACTCAGCGTCTGCTTCTTCAAACAAAAGCTTGCCGGTTTCATCAACGCAAACCAGAGTGAGAAACCGAGCGCGAATGTTGTCCAGATTGACTGAACCAGCGTTGCCGCCAGTGACCATCTGCTCAAACTTATCCCGCCCAGCAGCACTTAGCTTGCTGATGTAAATCGGATCGTCTCCCAACTCGGGAACCGAAAGCGGCTCGCGTGGCATCACGCCACGCTTTGCCTTGATCTGATCTCTTGTCAATGCCATTGCGCGCCCTCCAAGACTTAACCAATATTACCGGACAGCTTTACGGTGGCCGTCGCGGTCATCAACTCTTCCTTAGTTGCGGTCACTTCAAATCCAGTCAGATAGCCATACGCGCTCCAGGCCGTAGTGGCAGTCCCACCGTTCGGATAAGTGATCGTTAGCGCCTGCGCAGTGCTATCATTTGTCATTGCACCCACGATTGTTGTGCGCAGCGACGGGTCGAAATGCACCTCGCAGGACACTTCACCTGGGTCATACATGCTAGAACCCAGGAAGTCTTTCCCGCCTGAAGTGCCGAGATGCGAAGCATCAACGGTATTGCGGGTCATGCCAGAATGCGAAATGCTCGCAAGCTTCAGCGATGTAAAGACAGAGCCAAACGATACGGTAGCACCATCTGCAATATCACGGGCCATATCACGCCTCCTTGCGTGCTAAGGTTCAATGTGAGTGACTTCTATCGTCAAATCAGTTCGGTATACAGGCAGCTGCTCTCCAGATGGCGGCGACTCAATAGTGTCGCTTTCACTGATAATCCGAGTCAAGCGCACCTGTGCTGTTTTCTTGTATTCTAGGTTTCGCCGGATCGCACGCGCAAGATTGCGGCTCTCCAGAAACGTCTCTGCCATTGCAGAAACTAGGTAGGTCGCGCGTGAATACGCGGCTGTGTTGTCCAGGCTAAGAAACCCGTTTCGACTGTTGTTTTCGCGGGAATAAACAACAGACGGCATTGCTCCACCCTGCGGCGATTGCGTGGCGTAAATGCGCCTCCCAACAAGCAAAGCCACTTCCGGCGCTGCGGAAAGCATGCCCACTAATTCTTCATCTATGTGAAGCATGAGAACCTCAAGCAGGGCTGCAGCTATCTACTGCGAGATTGATGCGCAATCGCCTTCTCTAGATATACCTCGACGTTGCGCCGCAAGTCACGCAGCACTACGCGAGAATTCCTGTTCCACCATGCATAGAAAAACTTTTGGCCTGCAACAGCACGCTTCTTGTAAAGAAATACCGCGTCAACCTTGCGTCTCCGCAATGGTTTCAGGTATTGATATTTGCGATTCTTAGACCACTGTATCGCAAACGCGCGAGCGCGCTTTGGCATCGCTTGCGCCTCAACGCCGGATTCAACAAGATGCGCGTGAAAGCCCTTCTTCTCTGTCTTGCTCTTAGAGTCTTTGCCTCGCAAAAATCCAATACGGGCCATCACTTTTACGCCGTATTTGTTTGGATCGCCCTTAGTGTGCGGCTTCTGCACCTCAAAGCCAGCAGCACGCTTAAGATTTCCGCTATTGCGTGGCGTAGCCGCCTTAAGCGACGGCAATCGCGGTTTTACAGCTTCCCTTACAGCTGGCGTGAGGTATTGCCGCTGAATTGAAAAGTTTAGCTCCCTAAACTTTTGCATGGTCACAAGAAGAGAGTTTCTGTCAAAAACGATATCTACAATATCAGCCATCGATCACCTCCGTAACGAGCAATTCATGCTCGACGCGGCGACCACGCTCAAGAACGCTAATAATGTCAAACGTGCGGCCTTCAGCAACAATTCGGTATTTAGGCTGCAGCCCTTGCGTGTAACGCATGCGGATGCGATGCGTGACGACTGCCTCTAATGCCAAAGCGTTGATCGTCTCAGTTCCCGACAGCGGAAGCAGTGCGATGTATCGCGTGGCCCAATCGCTCCAAGTAAGCGTAAACTCGCCAAGGCTATTGCGAGCCTCGACGGGCTGCTGAATCACCGCTTTTGTGTCAAGCAGACCAGTGTTCATGAGCCGTGAAACGCCACAACGTAGGAAGATGTGCCAGCTGTTGTGAAAATCCTAAGAGTGTCATCAGTGTTGTGGACGCAAGAAATGGATACCTTGTTGTCATCCGCAAGCAGCTGAGTGCCAACGTCAACCAACTGCAAATGCACATGGCTTGCAGCCTGGATGGCTATGCGGTCGATTTCCGCAAACGTCACAAGACTTCCTGCAGCATCGCGGTAATCCAGCGATGTAAGATCAATATTCTGAACTGCTGTGCCAACCGTGCCACTCAGGACTGCAACTTTGCCAGCAGTCACCGCTTCATTGCTGGCAAGCCGCACCTTCTTCAGTGACTCAACACCCTCCGCAGATGCCGTGTCGTTGAAGTCAAACGTGACGCTGATGCTGCCTTCGATGCTCATGCGTACTGCTTCCATGCAAGAGGTGCGAGAAGGTCATACACGCCCAAAGGCACGTCGCGAAGGCCAGCACGATCGGCAGCTTCCCTGTTGGTGTACCAGTGCGAAACAAGCATCTTTACGCTGTGCTTCAACGCCTGCGGTATCGCAGACACGCTGCCATAGCCTGCCAGATAGGTAATCTGCACGGCCTTGTCGTCAATTCGCACGCTGGGCCACGTTTCGAGGTACAGAGGGTATGCCAGGCCCGGCGTATAATCCTTATCAACGCGGAAGTCTTGCGTGCCGCTTTCGGCCCAGTTGAGCGTCTGAGTAGTGCCACCAGTATCGACATAGGAAATAGTGACGGTGGCCTCCGATGAAGAAGCATTTAGCCGCAGCGGCGGGCGCGGAAGCTCGATGCGGACATGCGGAAAATCATCGAAGGCCACCGTGTATTGGCAATCAGCGAACGTCCGCTCACAGTAATCTTCGCACCACTTCCTGGCAGCGTCGATTAGACCGGCGATGTAATCATCGTCATCGGTGAAATCTACAATTCGCAGATGCTCCTTAGCTTCAGCCACGGTTACAGGCCGATCGTCAGTTGTCGGCTCTGTAGCCACAACAAGTGATCGATAAGACCGCGTGGTACTGCGAGCGCTCTGCCAACCGTAGAAAGTCATTATTCTGCCTTCTTCTTGCGAGGACGGCCACGCTTCTTGGCAACTGGTGCTATCGCACGCTCAACCTTTTCCGGCTCAGGCGCTGCAGCATTCTCAAACAGTGACTGAGGTGCAGGCTCGCAAACGCCCATCTGCATCATGCTGCGAGCAACGCCGTCGCCAAGGTCATAGCACTGACCGCGACGATAGGTTTGGTAGTGCCTGCAGAACCGTACTCTCATGACCAGCACTCCTCCGGTGGCCTGCCGTTGTTGTCCCAGAATTCCCCTGGATGCTGTAGCAGCTGGCCCATACCTTTGTCAGGCCACTTGATCCAACATTCTATATGACCAACCGTCACGCGGGTGCAGATGCCAGCCTTTAAGCCAGCCTTCTTAGCCTGCTGCCAGAACCAAATATCTGGATCAGTCCTGCCCTCGGCCCATTTACCATCTTTGTTCGGAACCCCCTTAAACCAAGGACGCTCCATTTTCTTAAGGGCGCTGGCTCGCAACAGCGAAAGACCAAAGTGGGCAGTGTTGGCTGGAACAATATTGTTTAGCAGCAACTCGCCACGCTTAACCTCGCTAATGCGGTCACCCTTCTCATCAACCATTGTGAAGAGAGGTTCGGCAACTCGCCTCTTCATCTGCACTGCCGCCACAAAATCGTAATCGCTTGCAGCAGCGTAAGTCAGAAGACGCGGTACAGCGTCCTGCTCAAACACAGTGTCATAGTCGAGAACCAGAATCCACAGTGGTGGCAAATTAGAATCGTCATCTGCTTCAACCATGTCAGTTAAGACACGATCGAGGCATTGATCCCAAAACGCACCCTCAAAGCGTACCGGAGCTATCCGATAGGGGAGCAGTCCGCGCGGCCAGCAGAACACATGATCGTTCCAGCCAAGGCGTGGCGTACTCATCGCACAGGCCACGCGGACTTTCCCCGATGCCGTCTCTAACTCAGCAGGCTTTACACCTGACACAGTTGAAGCCGCGCCCACGGCATTCCTCCTGCGTTAAAGGTAATCGAACTACTTAACTGCGCGAGCTTC